ACCACGGCCAAGTCGGCCATGGCGTCCTCTACGCAACGAGGGATGCGTCCGTCTTCATCGATTTCTGTAGCAAAAAACCAGACACCTTGGTGCCAAGGGCAAACAGGTCGGCCGGGTCCATCGACGTGACTTCGACGGCGGTGAGGGTAGGGGTGCTGATGCGCGGCACCACCTTGACCAGGCTGTTGACGTCCATATTCAGCAGCTCTGCCAGGCTTACGCCGCGCAGCTCGCCCGAGTTGGGTTTGCGCAGGGTGATGCTGTCGATGGTGGTGGTGCCACGGCGGATAGGCGTGTCGAGGGTGACGGTGTTGTCGTCGGTCAGTGGTTTAACGTCGGGTTGTTCGGTGTCTTGGGTTTTCATGGGTAAAGCTCCTGGTGATGGGTGAGCGGGTTATGGGGGGAGAGCAGTCAGAACCCGAGGGCGTTGCGCTGTTTCTCCAACATGTCGACGCCGCCGACCTTCTCGATGAAGTTGAGCAGGTCGATTTCGATGATCTCTTCGTTGTCGACCGTCAACTTGTAGTAGGTGCAGGTGGTGGTCATCGAATGTTCGGTGTCCTCGCCTGGTTGCGCATCACCCATCTCGATGGTCTCGTGACGGCCGCGCACTACGATTTCCACGGCGCTGACTTCACCCGTGTCGTCCTGCTCATAGGCGCCGGTAAAGCGCAGGGCAACCCCCGACGCGCTCACCATGCCGAACTGTTTCAGGCTGATCAGATCCAGGCCTCCGGTCTTCCATTCGAACTGGATGCCGTCGTCGGAGAAACCCAGGTCGGCCTTCACCGGTCCGTTCATGCCGGCGCCACGATAGGCCTCCATCTTGCGGCCCAGGGCGGGCAGGGTGACGGACTTCACCACGCCCCTGTAAATGTTGGCGTCGTTGAACAGCATGAGGTTCTTGAGTTTGCGTGGCATGGCCATGGCGGTGTTCTCCGGGTGTTTGGCAGGGGGTTAACTCCCCTTGCGGGGAGCCCCGGTTTAGCCGTTGATCTGACTGGCGAACTGCATCAGGTAGCGGTCGGTGATGCGTTGGCGCAGGGTGAGGTCTTCCAAGGGCGGTACTGGCGTGTAGTCGTAATCGATCGTCAGCTTGCCGGCCTTGAGGGTGTCTTTGTCGTTGATGTCTTCCGGGTACCAAGCACTGCCACCAATCAGGTAGCCCTGGGCAATCAGCTCGCGGAACTTCGCGTTGAGGCCTTCGAGGATGTCCCGCACCAGGGAGGCATGCATCGGCTTGTCCACGGCCCACATATGCGCCTCGGCCATGGTGTCAGCGAGGATCTGAGCGGTACGGGTGTAGTTTTCGAAGGCAAACAACGGATCGTCGCTGCACGTGCGGCTACCCCAGAAGCGGAAGCCTCCCTCGCTGATCAGGGTCGTGACCTCGTTGCTGTTGAGGTAGTTGGCGTCCGTGGCGGGGTTCTGCAGGTCCCAGAATACGTCGGCGCTGATGCCGGTCACGCCGTTGACGGCGACGTTGGAGAGTGTCTTGTGCCAGCCGGTTTCCTTGTCGATCTTTGCCCGCAGGCCCAGAGCACGAGCCACTGCCGAGGCGGTAACGGTAGCGCTGGTGACGGTGTTCCAGTTCATGAACTCCGGCCAGATCACCATGACCTCACGGGCGCCGAAGTTCTCGCGGTAGGCGACCACCTCTTCCTTGGTTTTGCAGTCCCACGCACTGACGTAGGCGAAGGCGCGCAGGTCCTTGGCGATCGATACCAGGGCGGTGGCCACCGGTTGGCTGTCGAGGCCTGGCACGCCGAGGATGCGTGGGGTCATGCCCACGCGCGCCTTGGAGGCGAGCAGGGCTTTCATGCCGGTGTATTTACCGTCGGCGGTGGTGGTGCCGATCAGGGCGCTGGTGGTGGCGGCTTCGTCGGCGCCTTCCTTGACCCGCACCACGATGGTGTAGGGCTTGGTCTGGTCGGCGATGGCTTGCAGGCTCTTCGCCAGGGTGCCTTTGACACCGGCTTTTGCGATGGCGCTTTGCACGTTGGTCAGCAGGACCGGTGTGTCCAGCGGGAACGCGAGTGGGTCCGCATCTTCAGCCGTACAAACCAGGCCGATGACTGCGGTTGCGATGGTGCGAATGGGGCGGGTGCCGTCGTTGAGTTCGAGAACCCGCACGCCGTGGAGATAGTCTGAACCGGCCATGGGTGGTTGCCTGCGCTGTGATGGAATGACAGTGCACAGGCTGCCGCGCGCGCGCCGAATGGGCGAGCGGCGGGACTTGTAGGGTTGGGGTTTACAGGGCCAGGCAGCGGGTGCCGCCCGGCGGGGTTCACTGAGACTGCTCGACCAGCCAATCGGGTGCAGGCGGTCGGTGTTCAATCAATGGAAACTGCCCCGTTTCAGGCCAATTACGCAGCGCTCGGCGGTAGGCCTGAAGCTCTGTGTACTGCGCGGAAGTTAATGTGGTTTCCAGACCCTCTTCCAACTCGTCTCGATGGCGCGAAACAACGCCATCAGTCTCCGCAAGTTGCCCGTCGCGCCATAGACGTTCAACGGATGCGAGAAAGTCCGGGGACGGCTTAGGTGGATCAATCAACATTGGATAGCCGCTTTCTGACAAGGCCAACACCTGACCGTTAGCCTGGCCTTGCAGCAGTTCGGCATGTTGCTCAACGGTGATCTTCAATCCACCGTTGTCGCGATCCAAAAACAGAAAACGCTGATCTTGTTCGACCCACTTGGCCCACATTGCAGGCGGGGGCGCTGGCGGTAGATCCGTCAGCACCGGGGTGCCATCAACAGACACCAGAATCTGCCCCTGATGAAGGCCCGCCATCAGGGTGTCGTATTCGTCTGAAGTGAGCTGAGTCCCGCCGTTGTCGCTGTCCGAGAATAGGAAGCTCTGGTCATCATCAGACCACTTTGCCCATACCGTCATGCCGCTGCTCCTTTTGCAATGTAGTGACAAACTGCTGAGGGAATATTGCAGCGGCCGTTAAACCCCGAGCTGGACGCGGAATCATGCCAAGCCGACGAGGTAGTCGTTGAAGCGTTAACGGGCGTGATAACCACCTCATCAACCCGGCCAAATCCTAGTGGGAAGCTCACAGCCACAGGTGCCCCTGGCGTTGCGCTGGCAATAAATGTCCCTCGGCACTCTTGCTGCCCATTCGGCAACTTTTGGTGGCCGCTTGTGGAAGTCGATCCTGCAAACATGGCAGCGTGTCTAAGCGCGACAGAGCCGCCGACCAATCGCCATTCGCCCGACAGGCGTGCCAATATCGCCGAATCCCCTTGACCAAGAACAAGGCTGATGGCGCTACCGCTCAGGTTCGTACAAATCTCGCCGTTCGACCCAGATATGGTTACAGCGCCAGCACCACCGCTTACAACCTTGATCATCCCGCCAGACGCGATAGGCGCAGTTGGGGGCAGGGTTATGGTCACTGCTGCGGCAGCTCCCACGTTAACGATGCTACCGACGCTCCCGTTGTTAAGTGTCGTGCTTCCAGAAACGGAACTGAAACTGCCCCACTCAACTCCTTTTCGCTTTACGAACTGAGTAGACGCGGGGCGCTGACCACTATCAAATTGCGGGACAACCACGCTTGCGATCATATTGCCGCCACTGACGTACCACGCACCCGCGCCGGGGGCATTGTTCAGCAACGTCAGTTCAAGAATATCCCCATAAATCATTTTCATATTTTGTACGCTAACCGACTGCCCCGGATCTGCACCATATATAAGGTCGGTACCGGCACGAGTTACAGCAGACGAAGCGGTGTTGTAACAAATTAACGTGACAACTGAGCCATTAGGCAAGTCTGACGAAACAGGGAGATTTATAGTACTTGCGATATCCCCAAACAATACGGTTGCTTGACCAACAGAAGTGGCCAGGATCGAGCCGCTATTATTTATTGCGGTACTTCCTGAGTATTGTTTTCCCTGGCGCCGAACCCACTCGGTTGTTGCCAGGAGTTTGGAATTATCAAAGCGTGGTGCCGCCGGAGCTGTCGGAAGGCCCTGGAACGCAGGCGAATTAATCGGCGCAAAACCTTGAGTTACGTTCTTAATCCGCAGATCGACGTACTCGCGAGTCGCCAACACCACGGCCGGGTCAATCTTCAGCGTGATATTTCCGGTGCTGGACACAATGAAATTCATCCGCACTACTTGCGTGCGGCCCGATCCTTGGGAGAGCAGCGATTTGTAGGTCGGCGCACAGTTCGCGACCGCCACGAGATCGCCGTCCGCGTCGTACACACCAATTTCGCGAATCCATCGACCGCCTTCATCAGCCGGAATAATCTGCTCAGCAATGATCACAGCCGGGTTCGCCGGATCAACCCGAACCTGATTCAAAGGACGGCGGCGCCATTCGTTGATCAGGCGAGTCTGCGACGCACTGGGGATGGGGTCAGTGTTGTTTGCGTCACCCACGCCCATGTCAGTGAATTTCCAGGGAATGCCGAGCGCGTCAGCGTTCGCCTGCTTAGCCATGCCCACGTTAGTGAGGATGGCGAAAAACTGCGAATTCGCATCAATCATAATAAACGTCCAGGGTGTCTATGGAGTGTTCGCGACCCACCACGCCGATGGTCCCGGAGACCTCAATGTCACGCATGACCGGCGGGTATATGTCGATTTCATCGCCGTCGTACACGGCGACGCTGATATTCAAAACGCCTGAGCTTTCCAGGCTGATCGCAAGCCCGGTCAGGTGACGGGTCACTGGTCTGGCGTCATCAATGAGCCAGGTCAGCTCCTGGTACATCTCTTCGGTAATGCCGGTGTCGAGCACGCCCACCTTGATAGCGAACGTACCGGGTACGCCGTTAGGTACGGTCTGCCACCACTCCTGCACTTCGATCAGGTAGCCCAAGGGCTCCACCACGCGCCTCAGGGCACCGATGGTGCCTTTGTGCGCGTGGATGTAGCGGGATGAACGGATGGCCGCGCGCTTGGTGGCTTCTGTCCAGTTGCTGTCCCAGCGGTCGACGGAGAAGGCCCAGGCCAGGTAGGGCAGTGCCACCACCGGGCAGTCGTCCGGGTTACACAGCTGCCGCAGTGGGATCGGTACACGTTGAATCTGCGCCAGTGCTTGTGCTGCCTGGCGCTCAAGCGGCGTGGAGTTTCCCGGCAGCAGGTGCTGAGCGCCCATTACTCGGCACCCCGCGTGACGGTAATTCCGGTACAGAAGGGCGCCTGGGCCTTGGTGGCGACGATATCGACCCAATCTTCCAGTACGACTTTTCGAATTCCCTCAACGTGCAACGCGGCATGGATGGCTGATTCCGAAACCTCCATACCCAGCCGCCGACGTTGACTGACGTAGGCCAGCAGACTTTTCTCCGCAGCTACCAAACTGGGTTCCGACTCTGGGCCGCTGCTCAGCGGATACAGCTTGGCTTTGACCTGGTAGCGGAGAATTTGCGCGCCTTGGACGGTCAGGCGATCAGCCACAGGCCGGCGGTCATCGTCGCTGAGGTACGCCTTGACGGCGGCGACCAGATCGACAGATGCCGTACCGTCACCAAGCAATGCCTGTACGGTGACGACTGCGACGGCAGGCGATGGGCTTTCAGCGGTTGCGTCGGCAACACGGCCATCTGCCCCGCGCGCATGAAAAATGTAGCTCTGGCGAGGTCCCGCAGTGCTCAGCCCTTCCCAAGACATTTGCGCCCGCTCGCGCAAGCTGTCATCGCTTTCCATAATCCGTGCCACGGGTGGAACCGCCAAGGGTTTGGCTTCTTGAACTACCAGGCGCTTGACGTTGAAGTTGCCAGCCAGTTGGTCCAGATCGGGGCCTCTGGCGAAGGCCAGCAGGTTCGCCATAGATGCTTCATTGACCCGCTGGCGCCAGATGGTTTCGCGATAGGCGTTCTCTTGCAGCAGTTTGGCCAGAGGTTCCGAATCCATGTCGAGGCGCGCGGCAATCTGCGGCTGTTCCTCGATCGGCCACAGGCTGATCATGTAGGCCTTGCGCTCGGCAAGGATCAATTCGAAGTCGATCTGTTCCACGATCTGCGGCGCAGGGAGTTGGCTGAGGTCAATCGCGGCAAAGGAATTCATACGCCGCCACCCATTTGCAACGGCACGCTCAAGCTCAGCGGCTCATTGCTGTCGACGACAGAGCCTTCCAGCTCCAGAACCGATTGACCTTGCAGGTTCGCGCCGAGGAACTGCACACGACTCAGACTGATGCGGGGTTCCCAGCGCATCAGCGCCATGACCGTGCCCGCGTAAAGGCGCAGGCGCGTTGCGTCGTTGAAGGGATGATCCACCAACTCGGATAACAGGCTGCCGTATTCGCGGCGCATGATGCGGGTGCCGATACGGGTGGTGAGGATGTCACTGATGCTCTGGCCGATGTGGTCTAGTTCGCTGATGTCGGCGCCGGTTTCTCGGTTCATGTTGGTACAGGCCTCCCGGACTGATCGGTGCCCTGCTTGACGCCAGAGGTCAGGTGATTGACCAGGCTGACACCCGCCGCGACCACGTCTACCGAAACGTCCACCCGGCCGACCACGTTCTGATTGCCGGTCTGGTTGTAGTCGCCATGGTGATTGATGGGGCCGATGATGTTGATTCCGCCCGTGCTCACCAGGCTTGAGGTGCCGCCGGTGGGCAAGGTGGCGTTTAGGTGATGGGCGACGCTGTCGTACTCGATCACCGCGCCGTCGGCGTAGGTGCGACGGTGCAGACCGGCTCGGTTGCCGTTGGCAGGGATGTGGTCACTGAACAGGCCGGTTACGACGACGCCGTTGGCGAGCTGGCCGGATGGGCTGAACAGGATCACCTGTTCGCCTTCGGTGGGAGGATCCCATTCCTGATCAGCTCCCGCGCGCAGGGCGAGCCACGGCAGCCATGCGGTGGTCAGTGTTCCGGTTTTTACCTGCACGCGCGGGGGCTTCATCTGCACGGCGGCGATGACGCCGAAGCGGATGAGGTTTTCGAGCATGCGGGAGAGGGCGGCGAAGTCGTTCATGGCGCCGATGGTGGCGCCACGCGCGTGCGGGTGCAGCTTCAGCACCTTGTAGGGAGGGGAATTACAATGTCAGGTGCGCAAGCAAACCGTCACGGATAAGATCGAGGTCCGAATCAGTAAAGCCAAGCACCTCACGTTGCTCGTATCGCACATCGGGAGCACCGCGCTCTGCACGATCTTTCAACCCGTACTGGTGGACCCTCGCGATCCGGGCAATGCGCCCGGTAAATCCAACGGTTACGGCATTGCTATCACCCCGTACCTTCAAGTAAGACGCGGTCCGCAACTTTTTGAACATCGCCAGCTTCCGCCGAACCCGCCCCTGTTTACCGCGCAGGTTCCGCTGTTTACGCGGTGCAAACTTGGTCCCGTCCGGGTTCTCCTGAGCCATCACGCGTTTCTGCTGACTGCGGCGCAGCTCCTGCCCAATACTCCGGGTTAATTTTCCTCGCTCACCAGGCTCCAGCCGATCTAACAGTACTGCCGCCCAGGTCTCCAGTGCTTCCAGATTATTCGCCATCCGGCACTCTCCACTCGCTGGTGTTGCCCTGGGCCCCAGGCTTCCAGTTCGGATCGAGATAACCCGCCACGTACTGCGGTTCGTTCGGATGCTTCACGGTGGTGTTGCCTTGGTCATCGTTGCCAACGACCACGCGCTCTGTCAGCGCCAGGGTAATACTGAGGTCCACTTTGTCCTTGTCGAGGATGTCCGCTTCGAACTGAATGCCGTTTTTGACCTTGTCGAGGTTCTCCAGCAACTCGGACTGGTTAACGCTCAGCCAGCCCAGGATTGGCAGAAACACGCTGTCTGGGTGCCCGGCGAACTCGGTGAGGATGATCTGCAGGTCAAAGCTGTACTCAAACGACAGGGTGTGTGCGGCAGTGCAACGGACCTTGCCGTTGTCGATGAATATCAACAGACGGTCGGGGTCGTGCTTAAAATCGGCTACGGTGGCCAGGAGGTGAGCGCGTAGGCTCTCGGGCTTGTTCATGGGTTGGCCTGCTGGTGTTTGTAGACCATGTCGACCTGTGCCGCGCAGTCGGCCCAGGCGGCTTCGGCGCGGTCTTGGTCGGTCAGTAGGTCACCGTTTTTGAGGGGGCTGGTTGCCGGCAGGTGGCATGGCACCACGGCTGGACAGCCAGTCACGATAAGCGGCGGCGCCGGTGAGGGCGGGGCGCTCGCGCAGCCGGCGAGCAGCGTCAGGCAAAAGCTGAGCAGCCCAGTCGCGCAGTTCGGAGTTTTCACGTTTGAGTTCCTCTATGGTTCGCTCGCGCTTTGCCAGGCCCTGGCGCAATAGGTCTTGCTGCGTGCGCAGGGCGCCTTGATTTTCGCGTTCCTGTTTCAGAGTGTCGGCGAGGGTGTTGGCGGTTTTCAGGTTGCGGTCGGCGTCGTCGCGGGCGGTCTTTGCCACATCTTGCGCCCGTTCGGTTTTACCTTCAGCGACGTCGATGCGTGTTTCCTGGACCCAGATCAGCAACGCGAGGGCGCCGAGAAGGGCGAGGCCGTACAAAGCCTGGCGCAGGGTGCTCACGCGCGGTACCAGCCAAGTTTGTTCATGGCAGCGGCATCGAGCTGCTTGATCGGACCGCGCACGATCACGGCCCTGGCGCCGTTCATGATCTGAATGGACTCGGCCAACAGCTGCATATCGTCCTGTTCGGTCGACTCCGGTACCACCAGCAGGTCACCGTCCTTCACCCGCAGCTTTTGCAGCGCTTCGAAGTCGATCATGCCGCCACCCCTTTGCCACACTCGCAGGCGGCGTGCCGCTCGTAGGCGCGCTGGAGCTTGGTGTCGTAGAGATTGCGCAGGTAATCCGGTCCGTTATAGAGCTTGGCGAACTCGGCCCATTTACGGGCCTTCAGCGCCTTGTGTAGCACTGGGTCGGTTTCGATGAAGCGGGTGAAGGCGTCGAGCTGCTGCGATTCGCTGGCAGCCATTGCCGCGACGAAGGCCTGCACGCTGGCGTAGCCGAGGCGCTTCCAATGAAAGCCCATGATCTGGAACGCTCCCCAGGAAGCCGACTCCAGTGCGGCTGTGTCGTCGATCAGGCGCGCCATGGCCAGGCGCTGGTGTTCGGAGGTACCGCCGATGTATCCGCCAGGCTTCGGGTTGACCAGGGCAGGGTTGGCGGTGGCGAGCTGGTCCGCGTGACGCTTGAGTTCTGCCGCGTCATCGCCGGCATGTCGCGCCGTGGCGAGCTGGCGGTACATGATGTGCCGTTCGAACAGGATCACCGGCTTGCCGTTGTCGAGAAAGCCCTTGCCCTTCGATTCCACTTCATTGACCGCGTAGATGCTCGCCAACGGAACGTCGAGGCGTTCGGCAGCGGCCACCAGGTCATTGTTGCGCAGCAGCTGGGCGCAGTCGCCACCGGCAAGGCTGATTTGGGTCTTGGTACCGGCGATGCCGTCGGCGACCAGGCCGACTTTGACCTGGTAGGCACGGACGGCAGCTTCGGTTGTGTCGCCGTAGTGCCCATCCGGCACCAGGACTGCACCCTGCTTGTTGAGGTTCTTTTGCAGCATCAGCACTGCTTGCGAGCGGTCGCCGTGGCGAAGGGTGGTGGTCATGCGCTGGGCCTCAACAGGGCGGCGACGTTGCCGCGTGAACGGAAAATCAGGATGCAAAGCAGCACGATGGCAGCGGCTTGCCCGAGGCTGGTGGGCTGGCGTTCCAGCAGGATCTCCAGACCGCAGATGCACAACGTGGCGCCAAACAGGCTTGCCAACAGCGAGATGCTGCGGCGGTACCGCGCATCGCCTCGGGTGTAGCAGGCCAGGCGCAGGGCACTCAGCAGGTAAGCGATCGCCGTAATCAACTGCACGGCCAGTTCGATGTTCGGCATATCAGGTGCCCCCTCTGATGCGACGCCATATGTCCCAGATGTCCGCTTTTTCCACCCACACCATCAGCTTGATGCTGATCGGGATGACCACCAGGGCACAGACAAATGCACTGCCGCCGCTGGTGATAAACGGAATTGCCTGTAAGGCCATGGGCGCAAACAGGTAACCCACGCCGGCCGACAGGAACAGTGAGCCCAGCCGCTGCCAGACTTTGAGGTCGCGCTTGGTACTGGTAACCAGCCAGGCGCCGAGGATGGCGCCGAATAGCGCCCCGTCGTCGATAACGGGCGTTACGGTAGACAGGCCCAAACCAATGAGCAGGCCAGTCACAACGCTGGAAGTCGGATCAGCCATGGTGTGGTTTTCCTTCGATGCAGGGGGTCAGTTCCATAGCTGCACCATCTGCCGCTGGGGCGCGCTGGTTTGGGCTTCGGGCATGTTGACGACAAGGCCTTGCGGCAGGATTGGGCCGTGGTCGGCCAGGCCGGGGTTCGCCTCAAGTACGGCTTCGGTGACGCCCGCAGTGCGGCCGTAGAACCGCCAGCAGAGGGCGTCGACGGTGTCGTTTTGATTGGTGCGGACGGCGACGGGCATCAGATCAGCTCCACTGTAGTGCGGCTGATACCGAGGAAGTCTCGGACAGCCCAGCGCAGATCGCGGCGGTAGTCGTCGATGGTTGGGGTGGTTTCCTGGGCCTTATCGCTGCCGGTGTTGGTGGCGCTGTAGTCGCGGTACCGCTCGCAGACTTCGGCGCCGGTACCGGCCTCAATCGCACGGCGGTACAGGTGGGCCTGGACCGATACATCGTTGATCTTGTCATCAGGTACGTCGGCCAACGTGGTGTAGCCAGCAGCCAGTTGTTTGGCTTTCCACAGCCTCAGTTCTCGGTTGAGGTTGATAGCGGCTGCGATTACGGCTGTTTCTAGCCGGGCCGGGGTAACGCTGTTGTCGATGCGCAGAGTGGCCCGCAGCTGCTCAAGATCGATTGAGGGCCAGAATGGGTCGGTGTTTATATGACCGCCGGTGACCGGTCCGCTGGCTACGAATGCGCTCAAAGGGAAGGGCCTCGGATGTCTGCGCGGGAAACTTCGCGAAGGATCTGCTGCCGGGTGAATTCGGGGTGTTGCGTATAGAGACGGTCCATCGCTCGCATGGCGTTGCGGTTCACCAGCCCACGTTCGTGCGAGTTGGCCGGCATGATTGAGCCTTTCAGAATGGGGCCGGTGCAGACGGTGCGGTCGTAAGCCTCTGTCTCGGCCACGTACTGTTGAGCCGCAGCAGCCAAGCGCCGGTCAGATTCCGTTGGAGTGAAATCACTCTGGTAGAGGTTGGCAAAGGCGGTGTTCATGACTGCTCCGATAGATCGCCGGTGGTCGGGGCTTCACGTTCAGGAGGAGCGGCCTGGCCGATCCGCCCCGAGCCGGCGGGGTGCGTGGGGACGCTCGGTCAGCTGCCGGTGGCAGCGTGTTTTTTCAGGAGGCGCTCAGCGCTGTCCAAATCCTTCTTGCCGCCGCAACCGTCGTGCAGCTCGATCGCCCGCTTGAGCAGATCGATACCGGCCTGAATCTGTCCGGGCTGACCTGGCTCCTCGGCGGTGATGCCATCCAATGTCGCGCGGCCGGTCGCCAGGTACAGCTTGGCTCGGGCCTGGTCGGGCATGTCTTCGGCGTCGGTCAGTTCAACAGTGCGGTGCAAGATGCTCAGGTCGAAACTGCCATTGGCCTTTTGCGCTTTCAGCGCGGCCGTGGCGATTTCTTCCGCCACCAGGCAACCGGTGGTGCGTTCGAATCGGTCTGGCATGATCAGCTTGTGCTTGAGCACGTAGTCGGCGATGTCCAGGGCACCGCTGTAGTCCTCGACGTCAACGCGCCAGACCATGACGGTGGTCATGACGTCGTCCTGAGCACCGTTGCCTGCTGCAAGTACTCCCTCGACATACGGGATGTACTCGGGCAACAACTGTGCCTTGAGTGCAGCCTTGCCCTCGTTGGACTGGATGGCTTTCAGGCGCAGCCGATCTTGCAGCAGCTGATTCAACTGGTGCTCGTATGCAGTGGCGCCGGCCATGGATTGCTGTGGTGCCGTTTTCGCTGCTTCCATTGCCGCGCGTGCGCGGCGCTGGTGGGCTTGGGCGATGCTGAGTGCCATGGGGTTAACCCTCGCTGCCTGCGTCTTCAACCGGCGTGATGTTTTCCAGCAGGCAGCCCAGGCCGTATTCCTCGACCAC